CTCTATCGAGTTGTCTCAATATTTCGCGCCTAAAGATCCATCTGTTCAAGTCGTTTTAGACGCACAAAAAACCGGTGAATCTTTGAAGATCTGGCGTGTTATCGTTGACGATAGCGTCAAAGATTCTTCTACTGGTAAGGACACTTATCCAGCACAGTTTGGATATGGTAAGATCACAGACGACGTAGAATTTGACGACGCGATCGATGGATTCGTCGAATTGAACTATACAGTCGGTATCGTTGGTCGTTTGCGTGATGGTAAGTTCCCACTTTCAACAGAAGAAATTGCAATGTTAAACGACGTTTACGAGTACCAAAATCCGGGCGAAACAACAGGCGACTACAATAATATTACACGCTAATTTTTTCAAGCAAAGGGGCCTCGGAAGCCCTTTTGCTTTTATTTTTTTGACAAAAAAAGGAGTTTACAAATGGAATTTACAGTCGGAAACAAAGTGATCGAGATCAAGTTTGATTACATGACAATGTACAAAGTCAATCGCGATTTGGGATCTCAAGGCCCAGACGGCACGCGCAACGAAGACGGGGTTGGTGCTCTATTCCTTCGCGTTGTGGATCGCAACGATTCGGCTCTAGTGGATCTTATCAAGCTATGCGCTTCTAAAAAAGCGAAAGCCGTAAGCGATGAAGAAGCTATCAAGGCAATCGCGGACAAAATGGAAGATCTCGGAGCAGAAAGCACAGAGCCACTTTTTGAAGCATTAGAAGAAGAGATGGTTGATTCTGGTTTTTTCAAAGAGAAAGTTTCGAAATACTTAGAAAATCTCGAGCTGGGATTGAAGTACCTCAAAGCCAAAGCAGAAACAGCGGAGGACAAAGCACAAGCGGAACTTCAGATCGAGCAGACAGAGGCGCAAATTGGGCGCTTGAAAAACGCAATCTCTTAATAGAGTGTGCGCGTTTGGGTCTAACTGACCCGAATATTATTTTTTCGTGTACAAAGAACGAGCTTGACGCGATTCGCGAGGGCCTTTATTATCGAGCGATCGAAGAACGGGAAAACCTCGTTGAGCTTGCTTTTAACTTACGCTATACGCTAAACGCTAAAAAAGCAGATTTCGGCAAGCTGAGCAAGAAAAAGGATCGCGAGAAAGTGCGTCGTCTATTTAGACAACGCGAAGAGCGCGAAAACTCTCAAGGTATGCTCGAAAAGATCGAGCGTCTTAATGAACATTTCAGAAATAGATAGATAGGAGGTGGGGCGATGGCGTTTGACGGATCAATAGAAGCGATTATCGGCGCGGATTTAACCGGGTATGAAAAAGCAATGAGCGACGTCGTGAATTCGACGCGTAAAGCATTTCAAAACGCGGCACAAGAAGCGTCAAAGAGCGCAAATCAGATGATTCGTGAAGTCGGTGAGTTGATGAACCGGCTCGCAAACAGTAACCAAAATATCGGATCCAAGATTGGCCAAGGATTGACTGGCGGATTCAAGATCGCCCTCGGAGAGCTACAGCGTATCTCTTCTAACATCGGCGCAAAATTACCTGACCCCATACGGAAGGCATTTACTCGCGTTTCGGCTGATATCAAGTCAGTTTTAGGAACGATGAAAAATGACGTTGCCACACTTGGGGCCGGCATTAATTCCAAAATCAAAAAAGCGTTTGATTTTGATATTTCAAACGCGATCAAATCGCCAAAGAGCGCGTTTGCGGAGATGGCAAACAGCGTCGACTCTATGGCAAGCCGGATCAGCTCCAAAGTCCATAGTATAGGATCGGTTTTTACTAATTCGGCAAACAATATGTCCGGATCGTATAAGACGGCCTTTGGTGCGATTGGGGACTCTATGGCACGGCTCGAAGCTCGGATTCAGTCAACGGCTGGAAACATTACGAGCGCGCTTGGTCAAAAGGTATTGAACCCGATCAACTCTTCATGGTCCAGTATGTTTTCAAACTTGACCAGCAAGGCGAACAGCTTCGCGGATCGAGTTCAAAACTCTTTCGGTGGTAAGATCCTTTCTTCCGTCAACAATCTCGCGAGCAACGTAAGCGGACGACTCGGGAACGCGTTTCAGACGACAGGTCAAAAGGCAGTAGGAGCCTTGACTGGGATTGTAAACCATACCAACCAAGCAGCGAGCGCGTCAACTAACCTAGTGAAGCAGGTTTTAGGTGTGGCTGCTGCTTATAAACTCTTTGATCTTGGTAAACAAGCAATCAAGAGCACTGTTTCAAAGGCTGCTGAGTTTGAAGCCAAGATGAGCAATATCAAGGCCGTGACTGGTGAGAGCGCGGAGACGATGAAGAAATTCAACGACGCCGCTATTAAAGCCGGAGCAGATACAGCCTTCAGCGCAGCGGACGCAGCGGACGCGATCGGCGAACTTGCAAAAGCCGGGGTATCGACGAAAGATATCCTAAACGGTGGGCTTACCGCGTCTCTTAACTTGGCCACGGCTGGGGAATTGGACTTGAAAGAAGCGGCTGAGATCACGTCAACGGCCTTAAACGCCTTCCGTCGTGATGGAATGACGGCCACACAAGCAGCAAACCAACTCGCGGGAGCTGCTAACGCGTCAGCGACAGACGTTCACGAGTTGAAATATGGCCTTTCAATGGTCGCTCCGGTAGCGTCTGGACTTGGTTTATCGTTCCGAGATACCACAAACGCCCTCGCAGTCTTTGCACAAAATGGACTCAAGGGTTCCGACGCCGGTACATCACTTAAAACTATGCTTATGAATCTGCAACCGCAGACGAAAGCACAAACGAACATGATGAAAGAACTCGGTATCATTACAGCCGATGGCTCGAACCAGTTCTTCACGGCTGAAGGTAAGATCAAGTCGTTTGCTGAGATCTCGCAAGTCTTGAAAGATCATTTAGGCGGACTTACCGACGCTGAAAAACAAATGGCCTTGAAAACCATGTTCGGTACCGACGCAGTGCGTGCTGCTACTATCGCGATGAACGAGGGAGCAGATGGCGCTAACAAAATGCAAGAGGCTATTGACAAGGTGACGGCTGCTCAAGTTGCGGCTGAAAAGCTCAACAACTTAAAAGGGGCCGTTGAGGCCTTGAGTGGATCATGGGAAACACTTCAGATTAAAATCGGGACGGCAGTTTTACCGGTCCTTACGACACTCGTACAATGGATTGATAAGCTGGTTGATAAACTTTCCAACTCGCAAGGGCTACAAAAGTTTTTGGACGGGTTAAATTCATTGAATCCGGCGCTGAATCAGTTCTTAAACGGCACTAAAATGACCGACGAGCAATCGAACAAGTTTAAAGGGACCATGCAAGCTCTTAAACCAGCCGTGACGGGCCTTGTGGGCGCGTTTGCGTTTGGTCCGGCAGTGCGTGGACTAACTTCGCTTACTGGTATCATGGGCACGGTCGCAAGTAAGACGATGGGGCTCGGATCGGTCGCGTCCAGTGCATTTAGCACGGCCGGAGGCTTCATTTCTAGCTTTGCTGGTAAGGTCGCAGGTATTCCGGGCGCACTTGGTGGAGCTGCTTCGCAAGGTTTATCTGTCCTTAGCATGATGACAAGCGGGATCGCGTCCGTGATGGGAATCGCCCTCGCGTCAATCGGTCCGGCTGCTATTTTGGGGCTTGTCCTCGCTGGGCTTGGTCTGATTAACCAACAATTCGGAACACAGATTGATCAGTTGATTACCTTGGTGACCACTAAAGGGCCGATGATTATTCAAAACCTTGTAAACGGGATCACTAGTCAATTACCGAGCTTGATCGCTTCGGGTGCTGATCTAGTGGCCAAACTCGCGCAAGGATTCGCGACAATGTTCCCAGTGATCGTTGACGCTGGTGTTCAATTAATCGGTAGCCTCGTTCAAGGTGTGGGCCAAAATGCAGGATCGTTGATCTCGTCCGCGGTAACGATTATCGGGACTTTGGTCAATAGCTTGCTTTCAGCATTGCCACAGTTGCTCGCTATTGGTATGCAGTTGTTACTTAGTATTACGCAAGGGATCTTGCAAAACTTGCCACAGATCCTTACAACAGCGCAACAGATTGTAACTAACTTTATTACTAATATGCAAGCGCAATTCCCGCAGATCCTCGAACAAGGTATTCAAATCTTGATGAATATCGTAAACGGTATTGTCCAAGCATTACCGACAATTATCGAGATCGCGACGCAAGTCATTGTCGGGTTTATGCAAACGATCTTGTCGAACTTACCAACGATCTTACAAGGTGGTATTCAATTAATTGTAACCCTCGTCCAAGGTATCATTAGTTCATTGCCACAGATCGCACAAAGCGCGGTACAGATTATCGGTCAGATGATCCGTGGATTCGCTCAAGCCTTGCCACAGCTTATCATGGCTGGGATTCAATTAGTTGTCCAGCTTGCAATGGCTATCGTCAAGGGCTTACCTAATATCATTTCGGCTGCTTGGGAGATCATTAAGGGCTTCGGCGAAGCTCTTCTTAACTTCATTCCGAACGCGCTGAAAGGCGTCGCAGACGCTATCGGTAACTTTTTTGGCGGAATCTGGGACTGGATCACTGGCAAGTCAGACGAAGGTGGAGAAAAAACCAAGGCGTCTATTGACGGCACAGCTGAGCATATCAAGAGCAAGAGTTCGGAAACGACGACACAGTTAAG